AACCCATTGCCAACTCCTTGTTGCTTTGTATGCCATAATTATAGCAGAATTGGTAATTTCGAGCAAGTACTACAAAGGTATTACCTTCTACGGAACTCTTGCCTAATGTAGTAGTCTGTCATTTTATGACGTATACAGGTCAACAAGTCAGTGTAAGGAGCTTCTACTACAAATTGATAAGGGCAGTCATTCCAACTGTTCTTTTGAGTAAACTTGTAGTAGGCACGCCTATGCTCAATATTACTTGCATCAAAGGCGGCTTGTGGTCTAACTAACAAAAATGTTTTTAACATGTTCAGTGAATAGTTTGATTTTCAAATCCAGTAATTCCGAACACAGTCAAAATTTGTTGTACAGAGTCTGGTGCGGGATCAGCTTCAAATTCCTGTGGAAGTAATACACTTTTTAATTGACCATCACTGCTGACTACAAAGATGTAATCACCGTCAGCAATGCTGTCAATAAAGTCTTCTTCGTTGTCCTCGATTTGTGTAACTTGTGGCATAATAGCTCCTGGTTTGTTGTTATCTAAACAGTATAAAACTCATCACAACTGCTTGGGCAATAAAGCCAACGCCAATGGTGACGATGTTTAACTGATCTTTTAACACTATAGCACGGGCAAACAATAAAATCAAGCTGGTCCAAATAAACAAAATAATGTCCAGACTGGGTGCTCGATCACTGAGTCCTGTTACCAATGCTAATAGACTGGGGACGGTGGCGCAATGCAAGGCAATTGCAGCCAACCATCCTAATGTTTCGGCAGTTATCTTTTTAAAGTGATCCAAAAAGAATTTACGAATTAATACTATCAATCCCAATAGGGTAAAGTTCTTAATTTCCACAATTAATCCTTATAAAAAATGTGATTGCCGATTTGTGTGATTTTAGTTTTCTTCCAAGCTGGATGAACACTGGTGTTGTGATAGTACATGGCTTCGTTTAGTGTGGATAATTTAAAATTTTCCAACAAAACTTTTTTAGCCACTTCTTCACTTTCTGCGTACATTTTAGCGTACACAGGTTTTATCTTGTGTGTGTTTTCACATGCCCAACTAAATTGACAAATTACTTTTTGGTAGAATATGTTTTTCTGATAAACTACTCCACACACGCCAGATCCGTATTGTCCAGACTTGACTCGATTCATAGTGACTTGTGCCACTGCGACTTTACCTTCGAATGGCTCGCTAGCGGCCTCCCAGTAAATGTTTTTGGTCAAACAATCTAATTGTTTGGTTCGTTCTGCCGCTGTGACAGCAACGGTGTCTTGCATTTCAATTGCACGGTGTAAGGATGCAAATTTATTTTTGGTTACTGCGGTGACCATTATCATCACTAGAACCAGACCCACTAGTAGCATTGTACTGCGGGTTGCGAAAATCACTCTGTCATAATAGCGATTTGATATAGCTGATGCCATATTTTTCTCCTTTCTTTAAAGAGTGTAGTTTTATATACCAGATAAAAATCGGTAATAAATGCTATGTTTACCCATTAAGTGATACTATTATACTGCTTTTCAGTGAAAAAAGCAACAATATAACAGCAGTTTATTGAACAAAAAGTATCAAAGGATACCTTTGATTCGAACTCCAGCTTCACCAAGAAGTTGGTTGTTTTTTGATTGTCCTATGATTGTGGCAGCAACATTTCCAGCATCATTTGGTTGGCAAAGATTGTACATTAAAAAATCTGTTCCTAAATTTTGAGGGTCTGCGCCCAAGCCGGGCAAGGAACTAACAAAACTGAATAATTGATTATTGTCGCTGAAACTACTTACACTAATATTTGCTCGGTTATAATTGGTATATTCGTAACTTAATTTAGAACAGATATAGTCATAGTTGGTGTTGATCTGATTAACTATATCTGGGATTTCTCCCGAAGTGTCGGCCAAGATTGTTTTTATCAAAGCAAGATATTGACTTTTTGTGGCTTCAAGTTTGCCAGCATAATATGATTCGGGATTACTGACGTTAAACTCAGCATCAGTAAGAGCAAAACCAGCATAGTATCGTGTGATGTCTTCAAGTATTGATCTTAGTTGGGGCCCATAGCTGGTAGCATACAACCTTGCTATACCTATGTTTACTTGGTTAAGTTGATCTGTATAATAGCCGCTGGCAGTGCCAATAACGTTTAATATAGATATAGGTTTATAATCAGCGGACTGTGGCAAATAATTTCTTAAACTATCAATTACCGATTGTGGTAACAAACTAGTAGGAGTACTCAATCCCTCAACACTGGGTCCGGTTTGACTTTGTACGTTATCTATCAACAATGTAATAGCAGCACCATCTTGGACAATTAAATTAGGTGCATGAGAATATATGTCTTTGCCGATATCTGCCAAAGTAGGAAATATACTGTCATTGGCAATACCAGCTGCTTTTTCTAAGCTAATATAATCCAATGCTGTGGTCATCTGTGAGATACTGCTATTCAATACTTGTTGTATTGTAGCTAGATCTGTGGGATTATTAATGGATCTCAGTGCTTCAGTGATAAAAGGTGTATAAATTTCATTATAGATGTCGTCAACATTAACACCTGCTTGGAATAATTTTTGACTAAAGTTACTTATATATCCCAAGCCGTTCTCTATTAGAGATTTAGCTACTGCATTGGGTGTTCCAAAATATCCATCGGATATAGTTGCCGCAGTTTTTCCTACGTGACTAAATGCAAGACGAACAGCTTGGCTACTTTGATATCTATTAAAACCCTGGGTGATCAACGACGAATAATCGTTAGCTCCATAATATTTTAAATTATTTTTTTCAGCAAGACCCAAAGAAGCAAGATAATCGTTAGCAGTTAGTACCCAGCTTATGCATTGATTCAAACTATTTATAAAGTAATAATTGTCCCATACATCACTTCCAGATAATCTGGTTAATTGTAAATCAACATAATAAGCAAAATTACCCGGTGTATCTGAATATTTAGGCGGCATAACTCCAGTCAATGCTGGCATGCCAGAGTCTGCCCCGAATGTACATGTACGTGGATCTAAATAGTAACTTCTAAAATACCCCGACAAATAAGGATTGTATGCTTTTTTTGTCTTACCTGGTAATCTCGAATCCCCGGACTCTGGCGCTTCTATGGCATTGCCGGTATTTAATACCATTGCAGTCATACTGCCTTGGGCACACAATGATCCAGCATAAACCGCACTATTTGCGGAAAAAGAAGCAGGGTCATCGTCGTCGACGATAATATATCTGTTGTTGTTATAAGCGCCTGACGTAATTGTGCCTGATTTTGCTTTTAGTAAATCTTCTTGGGCAGAAGTAAGTGCGGCCAACAATTCTTCTGTGTCGATAATAACTTCTTGTTCTGTAGCCATAATTTTATTCGCTTTTGAGTTTAACTATGTATTTAACCCGAAATTAATCAACAATTTTGATTTTTAATACATTTACAAAAAATTGATTTTTTTGTGGACTACGAGTTATACCCATGAGTTGATTTGGCGGCAACTCAGGGTGAACTTTTTCGTCTAGTCGATGAACAGCGTTGTGATCAATGCCGTAGAATCTATAGTTCTTAAATAAACTTTGAATAAAAATTGGACAGATACTCATACTCATAGCCACAGCTGGACATTTCCTATCTCCTGTACCAAACGGTATATAGGTATTTTTAGGAATATTTTTAGCACCTTTGCTGAATCTCATGGGATCAAACTCAAGTGGACGATCCCAATTCTTAGGACTTCTGTGGGTGTCGGCTATAGATATAACTGTTTGTTTTTTGAAATGAAACGGACATTTACTTTTTTCTACATATCCTATAATATTGACCGGCGGCTGCAATCTCAGCATCTCCATATAACAATATCTTGCATAATCTATTTGCTCAACAGTTTGTTTTAAATGTTTTGAGTCTTCCACCGATAATGCATACACTGTCCAAATTATAGATATGGCCAGGTTGTCTGCATTAAAAAATATAGATCGTAATTCGCCAAGAACTTCTTGGCGTGACATCTTGCCAGTTTTCTCCATTTCTTTAATTTTAGAAAACCAACTCTTAGATTTTACTTCAGTGTAATTGTATAATTTGTTTGCTACTCGATCAAATATTTGATTTTTTTTCTTCATTGCTGGGCTAAACCAGTTTTTAATAAATGTCGGTAGAGGTAAAGAATTTAATGTTATTACTTTTTTTGGAGATTCTTCAAGTTGATCGGTTATTGCTATTGCAGTTAGAAGTTCTTCAACAAATTCAGTATTTTTAACATTGATGCCTAGTAAATGTTCTAGCAATGCTATGGATAACGACCTTTTAAGAGTAGCTTGAAGATCAACCGGTTGGTCGCCAACTGCATCCAATATTAGTGTACATTCGTTCCACGCTTCCTTAAAACATTTTTCATAGGTTTGATTGTTTAGATATTTTTTAAATTCAGCACGTTTAGGCACGGATTTATTTTCAGCAGATGCTACAATAGATTCTCCCGTGCCCATATAAGATGCTATTCTCCGCGAAGGATTAGATTTCCTAACTGTTGATTGTTGAAAAATATTAGTAATTGTGTCAGGGTCGCAAGTCAATGAAAATTTTACACCGGTTTCTATAGTACCGTTGACAGTTTGATTATTGTTTGACCAAATGTTAGTCATTAACGAACTTTTAGTAAATTTCCTATTGCTACTATTGTTTTGAAAATAGTAAAAATTCCAATCAATGAAATTTGTTTTAGAACACCAACGGGTTTTTGACTTGGTCCAAATTTACGTTGCCAAATACCTACTACTTTGCAAATTGGCATGCCCACTGTGGATAAGCATCGACCTATTAGGTTATCCTTGTCAAGAATATTCATTTTGTAAGCCATGTGTTCTGCCCAGGGTGTAGCAATGTCTTTGGCCCAACTTAATGCCCAACGTTGAATATTTGGACCGTTGCTGCCATTCATCCAGTCAACTACTATCTCTGCCCATGCTCTATAACCATTGTAAATATCTGGGCGGGTTTCAACCAACTTAGCACCAAACAGTTGATCTGCAGAATAAATGTTTTCAGGTAACATGCCCAATTCGTAGAGTTTGGTACAGATGATTTTACCGCCTCCGCCACCTCCGCCACCTCCCGCGCCTGCTGCACCGGCACTACAACTAGTTGCACCAGGACTGCCTGGACAACTACCTACACCAGGAGCACCTTTATTATGTACAACAAAATTTTCAGCAATGTAAGTATGGTTGCCGTCTAGTTCAAAATTATAAACTTGCATATTTTCATAGCCTGCAACAATTTCCAATGATTCAACGTTGCGCCATGACAGTAAACCTTTTTCATCTGACGTTGCAATAGCATCGCCCACAGTTAACTGACCAAGTGCTTGGTCCTTAAATATTTCATATTTCTGCTGTGTTTTAACTGGATCACAAGATTTCCAAACTCCAGGCAAAACATAAACTGGATGGTCATCCGTCATAAAAGGAGAACTGTGGTTAATTGACACTAGTTTTCTATGACCCAATTCTGGGCGTATAAAATTTATCACTGTATTAACAGCATTGTCTAATCCTCTAACTTGTTCACCAATGGCAACATCTTCGATATTTTTGTATTCCCCATTGGCCATTAAAATTTTTGTACCCCTAGTAAAACAACAACCCCAACCGGTGTTGCCGCCGCCGCCTGTAGCAAAGGTACCACTCCACACCATTTTTCTGCCGTAAAACGCAAATGTACCACTGGCTAGATTTTGTCGCTTTCCTAAAAAAACTTGTTCGTATCTGTCTTCATCCGGGCCGCAATCTTGGGCACGTCTTACAAGATATATATCGTCGCCTCTGGTTATAAAAGTAATTCCTTGTAAATTAAAAATTGTGTTTGGTGTTGTGGTTTTTTTAGGACTAAAACCAAAATTAAAATCTTGTTCTCCGTATCCCCAACCTCTATAGCCGCCTACCCAAGATCTTCGATCTGGACTACCATTGATGTTTTGACTAAAATTTATCGGTACCAACGGGTCGCTGTCAATAAAAGTTTTCATGGCAGCAAGAAAATTAATGTTGACACCAAATGGCAATGGATTACCGTTGGCCATGGAATTAGCCAGTGATAACTGTAGCGGAGTTAAACCGCCTGTGTCTTTAGTGGGAGTAAATCCCTGATATACATTTGGAGTTGTTGCCATAGTTTATTTAATAATCACATCACTACTGGCAGTGCCCACACTGTGCCCACAAAGTCCTCTGGAACCTTTTTGGATAGGAGGAAGACCATTAACATATACTCCGCCGGGCAAAGCAAATGTTGGACCAAAACAATGTGTGGGAGGACAACCTAATGCACCGCAACATGGATGTGGTGTGTATATACAGCCTTCAAGTGCAACTGGCCGGCCATTAACAAATACATTAGGGCTAGATGGAAAAGTTAAAACGCCGCCCGGGCCTAATATGTCTCCAAGTCTTGCTATGCCAGCCATGCCTATCCTTACAGTACGATAGAGCTTTTACTTGTGGTTTGGATTCCAGTAGTGGTTGTAATATAATGATTTTCCAACGCCTTAGTGGTCACAGCATGCATCATCACATGCTCCGATTTAAGCTCTATATCCTTATTTATATCCGCAGAAAACAGGCTCTGCATAAGGCCTAGGCCCTGTTGACTAGGCACTATGGTATAAGGCCTACTGATTTTCCAGCCAGTATCATTGTGTTCTTCTAGTTTTGCAACAATTTCATCACCGTTAACTAATTTAAAAGTAACAATGTCTCCCACTGCATACGGTTTAGACAATAGCATTTAATCTTTCCTTTATTTGATCTTCAGTTAATCTTGACAGCCCTTGAAACCCGCCTTCGACGAACAGTTTGCCGTCTTTGTAAATCTGTGGTACAGTTCTGTGTCCTTCGGATAACACAAATTCTTTGGCTTGGGCATTTTCTTCAATATTGATTTCTTCAAAATTGATATTTTTTAATTTTAATAAATTTTTGGCTTGCACACAAAATGGGCAATTATTTTTTGAATATACAGTTAACATTAAATTTTTACTCGCTAGTGAATTCCACAGTTGTTTGTTGATATTGTCCAGTTTCACTTAACCATCGGTTAAAATAAGTGACCCAAACAGTGTCTGTGTCATAATAATTACCTTGTGCAGCCTGACTGTCTACAAATTCAATCGATCCATCTTGGTGTCTAATCATTTTACCTTCGGCAATTAATCCAGCTTGGCGTGCAATTTCACGAGCTTCAGATTCTCTAAATTCTGTCTGCTCTGCGTCTGTTAGAGTTGCTACCCATTCTTCAACAGTAGGTTTCGATCCTTCGGTGACTAACTCTATTTTATTAATCTGTGTCATAATACAAATCCTTTAAAAGTATTAGTGTCGACATCTTGTTTGGTTCCGCCGACTACATAACTACTTATCTCTGTTTCTTGAGGAGCTACTTGAACATCAGCACCTGCAATCCACTTAGCTGTCCAGGGCAAAGGATTACTTCCTGTTTTAATACCACAATGTAATCCCACTGCTGTCATACGTTTACAGGTCAACCAATCCACATAATCACAAAGTAATTGCTTGTTAAGTCCAATCATTGATCCATCTTTAAACAAATATTCTGCCCATTCTTTTTCTTGCTGTGCGGCCTGTAAAAACATAGCTTCACAATCTGCCTTGGTTTCTTCTTTTAACTTAGCGTAGTCGGGATCATCTTGTGGCAATAACTTTAGTAGAGTTTGTGTACTACCCAAGTGAATATTTTCATCACGTGCAATTAACTTAATAGTTTTGGCATTGCCTTCCATTTTCTTTAGTTCAGCAAAGGCCCAACTGCATGCAAAAGATACATAGAAGCGAATACCTTCTAATGCATTAACCGAATTTAAACACAACCATAATTTTTTCTTAAGTTCATACATGTCAACTACGACTTCCTTACCGTTTACAGTATGTGTACCTACTCCTAGTGTTTGATACCACAAGCTAGCTTCAATTAAGTCATCGTAGTACTTACTGATATCTTTAGCACAATTAATGATAGGTTCGATTTTTAATATCTCGTCAAACACTTCGCTGGGATTACTGTAGACGTTACGGATAATGTGTGTATAACTGCGACTATGAATAGTTTCGTTAAAGGCCCAAGTTTCGATCCAAGTTTCAAGTTCAGGAATTGTGGCAAGGGGTAAGAACGCAAGATTGGGACTACGACCTTGTACACTGTCTAATAAAATTTGACGTTTTAGATTACTGGTGAAAATGTGTTTTTCAAAGTCCGTTAGTTCTTTAAAGTCTTTAGCATCACGCAACAAATCAACTTCTTCGGGACGCCAAAAGAATCCCAACTGCTTGTCAGTGAGTTTGTCAAATTGACGATACTTTAAAGTTTCGTACCTCTGTAGATTAACAGCGCCTGCAGGATCTAAGAAGGCCAGTGCTTGGGTGTG